AGAAAAAAGTTAATGATATTATTGCTAATGCAGCAAATCAAATAAAAACATTGGTTTCAACACAAGGAAAAGCGGGTATGGGTTCAAACCTTGCAACAACTGCAGAAGAAGCAAGTGCAAAACTTAAGGAATTACTTGGCGTGGCAGCACCCGTGGCAGCACCAGTAAAACCAGTTAAGTCAAAGAAAGTAGCAGAAACTGTTAATGGTGTAGACCCAGGAAACACACAAGTTGGTGTTCCTAACATGCTTAAAGAAGAAGACGAAGAAGAAATTGAAAATGATGAGGTCGATGTTGACGTTGATAATCTTGATGTTGATGATAACGAAGAAAAACCATTTGAGAAAAGTGGTGATAAGCCATTAGAATTTGCTCCCGGTGCTCAGACTCTCGGTGTAACAACCGTTAAACCTGACGGTGCTGGCGTTGAGATTAAAGTTGAACCCGATAAGACCGTTACTCTTAGTATGAACGAAGCAAAAAGAAAACTCATTAAACAAATTGCTGAAGGCGTAAATGATTATCTTGGTGAAGTAAGTACTGGCTATGCTAATAAGGCAAGCGGAGCAGCGTATGATAAATATTGGAACGCATATCAGGACAACAATAACCAGCAAAAAAATAAATTTCATGCACAGGGTGGAAAATTTGCAGAATATTTAAATCCAGAAATTAGAAATCTCGCAAAACAATATGGATTTAATGCAACTAAATCTCCCGGAGGTACTGTTATATTGGCTGCACAGTCGAAAGACGGTAATGTAATTGAATTTGAGGTGGGAAGTAATGACTATAGACCATTAAGAATTTATGCCGGAAAGACTGTTGATGATTTAAATGATACCTCAAAATCAAAATTTAGTTTATTGGTTAATAAAATTCAGCAAGACCTTAAAGGTGAACAACAACCAGCACAACCCGCAGGTGAACAACAACCACAAGCACAACCCGCAATGAATGAATCTGAAAGAAAAATCAGAAAGTATGTTCGTGCAAGGCTTGAAGAAATGGCTGGAATGAGAAAACCAACGTTGAATGAAAGTAAAAAATCACCGACTTTAAAGAAACTCGACGCTGTAATCGAAAAGCAATTCAAGTTATATGAATCTGCAATAAAAAAGAAAAAATAACACAAATAAGTTAATAAAATAAAAAGCCACATATCGTGGCTTTTTTTATGTCAAAGTATTTATAATAAATTCACGTTATGGAATCTGACGATAAAAAACTTAAATTACTTTATGTCTTGAAAATTGGGTATAATTCTAAATACGAGGGATTATATGAATTTATTTTCAGTACGAATACGGAAAATGTGTTGATTGATGATTGGTGTTGGGATTTACTTCCGGCGTGTAATAATGCACAACCACCAACAGCAGAATATATCGATTTGGTTGTTAGTTTAAAAACCGATTCATTTGATTTGATTTGTTTGCATGAAGCGGTTGATGTACCGTATATGCATGGTTATCATACTATTCGTGCTCTCGCATATGAGGACATGGAAAAAGAAGTCAACGAAAACGGTTTTAGTCAATACGATAGCATGTTCGGAAAAGATGAAGACGATGAAGATGTACCAATGTTGGTTTTTCACTATGGCATGTCTCTTGCTAGAGTCAAAGATTTGTTATATGCAAGAAAGATTATATTAAAAAACAACGAATTTGTTGAAACATCTGCAATTAAACTAGATTAGGTTCATCTTACCATTTGGAAGAAGGAAATCGAAAAACGCAAGCCAAGACGCTTTGCGTTTTTTGCTTTTATATATGTCAGTATTTATTATAAATATTTATAATACAATGAATACAGATGCCAATGTGATTCTAGATGACGACGCTCCTGAGCATATTCCCGCTCTCCCATATGATGCACAAAGAGAAAGAGAAAAAGAACAAATACGAAAATTAGCAGAAGAATTACGTAAAAAGTCTGGGAATATTGAACCCATTATTGTTAATAGTGATGGCATTGCAAAAAAAGCAAGTCAATTAACCCTAAGTGAAAAAGAATACGAATTTATTCGTTGTGCGATGAATCCAATATATTTCATTGAAACATACTTGACCATTTTTGACCAAACCAAAGGTAGTGGTGGAGAAATTGTTCCGTTTATTTTATTTGACTTTCAAAAAGATTTGGTTGAGACATATTTAAATAACAGATTTGTTGTTGCCAATAAATATCGTCAGGCTGGTATCTCAACAACAACATGTGCTTTTATTGCGTGGTATGTTATGTTTAAACAAAACAGAAGCGTTGCTATTGTTGCCGATAAACTTGAAACAGCACGTGATGAGTTAATGAACGATGTTGTGTTATTCATCGAGGGTTGTCCGGAATGGTTGAGACCGTTAACGGGTAGAGATACTAATGAAAAATTTAAAGATACACAAAAATTAAAAAGATACGATAATGGTTCTTCTTTAGGTGCTTTCTCTTCAAAAGGTCTTAGGGGTTATACACCAACATTATTGTTTTGGGATGAAACGGCTTGGACAGAAAAGGGAGATAAGTTCTGGACATCGGCTAAACCAACACTTCAAACAGGTGGTGCAGCAATCATGGTATCAACACCTTCTGGTCTTGATGCAGTGTTCTACAAAACATTTGATGGTGCTCGTAGAGGTGAGAATAACTTCAAAGCAGTTGAATTATGGTGGTACAATGACCCAAGATATAACAAGGGTTTGGTTTGGCTGAAGAATAAGGGTAAAGATAATGAGAGGAAGATAATCGACGACGATTGGGATTACAAGACTAGAATTAGTATGATGGACGACCTTTGGGAAGCAAGTTCTCCTTGGTTTGAAGACCAAGTGCGTGATGCCAATGGTGATATGCGGAAAATCGCACAAGAACTTTTGTGTTCATTCTTAGGGTCGGGTGATAACTTCATCGCCGAAGAATATCTTTTACGTATTCAAGAACATGAGGTTCAAGTTCCAAAATTACAAGAATATAGTGATTTTAATATGTGGATTTGGGAAGAAGCAATTCCCGGCGAACAATATATAATGGCAATAGACGCATCTCCGGGTCATGGAGAAGACCATTCTACTATTAATATTCTAAAAGTAGATGAAATTATTGAAGAAAAGATAATTACTAAAAATGAAAAAGCGAAAAAAGTAAAAATTAAAAGACATGTTGTTGAGCAAGTCGCAGAGTATTATGGTAAAATAGCACCACAAATGCTTGCCGAAGTTGCATACCAATTTGGTCGTAGATATAATGATGCGTATTGTGTGGTTGATATAACTGGTGGATATGGTGTACAAACCATTGAAAAATTATTGGAGATTGGATATATAAATATCCACTATGCCGAAGTTACGCATAAACCATCAAGAGATAGATTACAGGGTTATGTTAAAAAGGGTCAAAAAACTTTGGCAGATGGTACTGTTGTTAATGTCGACCTAATTCCGGGATTTTTTATCGGTAATAACCGTGCTTCGGTACTTCAAGAAATGCAACGTGCAATTCACCTTAAAGACGTGATAATTAGGTCTGTAAGATTGTTAAACGAACTAAAAACTTTTGTTACCGTTCCAGGTAATAGGGTTGCTGACCATAAACGTAGTTTTCACGATGATTCCATCATGGGTTTATCGATTGGCTTATTCACACTAAACTTTGATATGGCAAGATATAAACAAAGTAAGGGTGTGACCGAAAAAATGCTTAATGCGATTATGACAGTGAATGACATAAATAATATTATTCAAAAACAAGATATTAAGAATAGACCAATAATTTCACCCAATAGTTCTTCGCCGTTAAATCCGTATGGTGCAAATGCTTGGATATTTAAGGGAATTAATGAGAAAAAGAAAATATAGAATGTATTTATAGATAAATGAACTTTTGTGAAAAATCACAGTATTTATAAAAAACTATAATAAATTATAAAAATGGCTGACGAACAAAATAAATTAACAATATATCAAGGACTTAATAAATTGTTAAATTTGGATGGTATGGCGTTTCAAGAAACATCGCCAACATTACCAACATCGGTTAGTGCAGTACCGCCAAAAGAAAACAAAATCATTATTAAGGGCAATACTCCAGAAGAAATCCAAAAAAAGGGTTTGGAGATGGAGCAGAAAAGAGAACTTCAGAACAAATTCTTTCGTACAACAGATAGGGGATTTCAAAAAGCACTTCAGTATGAAGCGGCGAGACTTCCAGCATATATTGATTATGAGGGTATGGAATATTACCCAATCATAAGTAGTGCATTGGACTTATTTATGGAAGAAGCGACAACCATTGGTTTTGATGGTAAAATGTTAAATATCTACTCGAACAAAGAAAGAATAAAATTTTTACTCGAAGAATTATTCTATGATATAGTCAATGTTAATGTTAACTTGCCTTTCTGGGTGAGAAATACTGTTAAGTATGGTGATAATTTTGTTTTAACGTATGGTGAAAGAAAAAAAGGTCTTACTCACGTGAAACAACTTGTTAACTATGAAATTGAACGTTTCGAACGAATTCAGAACGGAAAACCATTGGTGAAATTCAAAGAAAGGATGACTGGTGATGAATTTAATGTTTTTGAAATCGCTCACTTTAGACTTCTTGGTGATGACAAATATCTACCATATGGTTCATCTGTGCTTAACAAGGTCAGAAGAGTTTTCAGACAATTAATCATGGCTGAAGATGCTATGCTTACCTATCGTATTGTGCGTGCGGGTGAGAAAAAGGTATTTAAAATTGATGTTGGAAATATTGATGAGGACGATATTGAGTCCTACATCATGAAGGTTGCAACTAAGTTTAAAAAAACAGCAGCAGTTAGTCCCAATGACGGTCAAATTGATTATCGTTTTAATATAATGGGAAATGATGAAGATTATTTCCTTCCAGTTAGAAATGCAAATACACAAAGTGGTATTGAAACACTTCCGGGTGCACAAAATTTGGATGCTATCCAAGACATCGAATATCTTCGTGATAACTTATTTGTTGGATTAGGAATTCCTAAACCTTTCTTGAGTTTCCAAGATGCTGCTGGTGCTGGTAAAAACATGGCACAATATGATATTAGATTTTCTAAGAAAGTCAATCGTATTCAACAGGCAATGATTCAAGAACTCAATAAAATGGCAATAACACACTTGTATTTATTGGGTTATACTGGCGATGATTTGAAAGATTTTACCCTTACACTTACCAATCCTTCAACACAGCAAGAATTGCTTAAGTCAGAGTTAATGCGTGATAAGGCACAAACATATACTGAATTAACTCGTGCAGAGTCTGGTATTGCTGCAATGTCACATACAAATGCCAAGAGAATGATATTCAATTGGAGTGATAGGAAAATCGTTGAAGACCTTAAGCAACAAAAAATGGAGAAAGTCATCATGCAAGAACTTCAAGATTCTCCGGTTACAATTAAGAAATCTGGATTGTTTAGTGATATTGATAAGAGATATGGCGAGCAAGTCGAAGGTATGCCAGTTAGTGGTAGCACTGGTGGTGCTCCCGCTCCGGGTGGTGAAGGCGGTATGCCACCGATGGGTGGTGGTGCTCCGGGCGAAATGCCACCTCCGGGTGGTGGTGGTGCTCCGGGTGGTCCTGCTCCTATTCCGGGTCTTCCAAATCAATCTCCTTCGGACTTACCACCAGTAGTTGGTGATAGCGTAAGTGGTAGAAAGGTGTTGAGTGAAGATGAGTATAATAGTCAAGTAGAAAGACTCGTTTTCGGTACTACTGCTGAACCCGAAAGAAAAAAGGAAAGCAAACAGAAAAAAATAATTAGAGAGAATAATAATAAAAACGAAGAATTGAATAGTCGTGCTATGGATATGGCAAACGAAATTGACAATCTTTTAAAGGAAAGTGAAAGTATTAACACACCACAGAAAAATATTGAAGCAGAAGATGTTGATTTTGATGAGATTGAGAAGTTGGATGTGCAGTAATTATTTAAGTATCGACAATCATAATCATTTGCAGTAAATTAGAGTATTTATAATAAATTGAACATAGAATTATGAAAAGCACTAACATAGGAATAGCCAATTTAGTAGTTTCGAATAAATTAAAAGATTCGTACTTCAACAATAGTATGATTGACGAATCTAAGAAACTAACTACAGATTTTTTCTCTGTTGTTAAAAGTTCACCAATTCTACAATTAGA